ATGAACCAAGCAACCCGTACCCCTTTGGAGCCCGGCCTGATCGACCGGGTGGTTCGTGGCGTGCGTTACATGGTCAGCGGCCGTGACCCGCAGGCTCCGGAATGGTTTGGCCCGCAGCAGCCGGTCGCTCCGGCGGCGCAAGAGGCGGCACTGGCCCGGCGCTTTGATTTCCCGGCCGGCTACAACACCCAGATCCAGCCGCGCGCTTATGAACCGGTCAGCTTTGCCCAGTTGCGCGCGCTGGCCGACAACCTGGACCTCTTGCGCCTGGTGATCGAGACGCGCAAAGACCTGGTGTGCAAACTGGCCTTTGAATTCAAGCCACAGGATCCGCAAAAGGAGGCGGACCAGCGCTGCGCGCAACTGCAGGAGTTTTTTCGCTTTCCCGATCAGGAGCACAGTTGGGAGGAGTGGCTGCGCATGCTGCTGGAGGACCTGCTGGTGCTGGATGCGCCCACGGTCTACCCACGCCTGAACCTGGGGGGCGGTCTGTACGCGCTGGAGCCGCTCGATGGCGCCACCGTCAAGCGGGTGATCGATGGCAGTGGTCGTACGCCGCTGCCGCCCCAGGTGGCCTACCAACAGGTGATCAAGGGTGTGCCAGCCGTGGACTATTCCCGCGACGAATTGATCTACAAGCCTCGCAACGTGCGCACCCACCGCGTCTACGGCTACAGCCCGGTCGAGCAAATCCTGATGACCGTGAACATCGCGTTACGCCGGCAAATGTCGCAACTGCAGTACTACAGCGAAGGCAGCACCCCCGACTTGATCCTGCAGGTGCCGCCGGAATGGTCGCCGGACCAGTTGATGCAGTTCAAGACCTGGTGGGACAGTGTGCTCGCTGGCAACACAGGCGCGCGCCGCGGCACCATGTTCGTGCCCAGCGGGGTGAGCCCCGTCAACACCAAGGACGGTCTGCTCAAGGACCAGTACGACGAGTGGCTGGCCAGGGTGATCTGCTACGCCTTTGGCATCAGCCCTAACGCTTTGATCGCCCAGCAAAACCGAGCCACTGCGCAGAGTCTGAGCGAGCAGGTCAAGGAAGAAGGCCTGGCGCCCATCATGGCCTGGGTCAAGAGCCTGGTGGACTATGTGGTCTGGAAGTATTTCGGCTGGAAGGACTTGCAACTGGTCTGGGTCGATAGCAAGGACCCGGACCCCTTGCAACAGGCGCAGATCAACCAGATCTACGTCAACACCGGGGTCAAGCAGGTCAACGAGGTGCGCGAGGAGTTGGGCCTGCAGGCGCTGGCTGAGCCGCAACAGCCCGATGCAACTTCGGCTGGGAAGGGGCCCGCCCCTGCCCATGCCCGACCACCCGACAAAAACTCGGACGATGCGCAGGCCACGGACAAACTGTCCAAGGCGGCGCCGCGCGCCCTGAGCCCGGTCGTGCGCAACCGCCAGAAGGTGCGCCAGGTGCGCAACCAGTTGCAGCGGGTGTTGCAAAAGCGCTTTGCCGTGCTGGCCCCGCGTGCAGCCAGGCAATTGGCCACCGCTTTACAAGTCCGCGCCAAGATGGACTTGCCGCGCCACGACGTGGAATCGGTGCTGGCCAGCCTGGACCTGGACTGGGATGTGATGGTGCCGGAGGTGGCCGATCTGTTGGCGGCGTTGGCCATTGACGGTGCGGTGCAGGCCGCGGTGCAACTGCAGATCACGGACAGCTTGCCGCAGGCGCTGGACCTGGCCAACCAACGCGCCAGCGAGTACGCCCGCACCCGCGCCGCCGAGATGGTGGGCAAGCGCTGGGTGGATGGACAACTGCAGGAGATCTCCAGTGCCGACTGGCAGATCGGCCAGGCCACGCAGGACATGCTGCGTACGCAGGTCACGCAAGCCATTGACGAGGGCTGGAGCACCCAGCAACTGGCGCAGGCCATCCAAGAGTCCGGTGCCTTCAGTGCGGATCGCGCCCTCATGATCGCGCGCACCGAGACCGCCATGGCCGATGTGCAGGGCAACGTTGCGCTTTACCAGGCTGCCAACCAGAACGGGGTGGAGGTCTACAAGCGCTGGATCACCGCCAACGACGACCGCGTCAGCGAAGACTGCCAGTTGAACGGCGAAAGCCCGCCCCTGCCGATGGACGAGGAGTTTCCCAGCGGCGCGCAGTTCCCGCCCGAGCACCCCAATTGCCGCTGCGACATCGCACCGGTGTTGTTCACGGACTTGGTCGATGAAACCGCGTCCGGGTTTTAGTTGGTCCATTAAGGCTAGCAAAATGATAGAAATAAAGGACTCGCCGTGAGTGCCGGGATCTACAAGCTGCTGCTGGCGCAGGGCGCCTCCTTCAACCTGGCGCTCACTTACCGCGATGCGGCCGGTGTGCTGATCGATCTGACGGGCTACGCGGCGCAACTGCGTGCAGCCGTGAGCAAGGGCGAAGCGCCAGTGCTGCAGGCGAGCACCGCCAACGGCCAGATCGTGATCGAGGGCGCCTTGGGCGTGGTGATGATCGATTTGCCTGCCAGCCTCACGGCCAGCCTGGCGCCTGGCCAGTACGTCTACCAACTCGACCTCACCAGCCCGGGCGGCCAGGTGACGCGCTTGCTCGAAGGCGCGTTGCTGGTGGACGGGCAGGTCTGAACGGGCGCGACCATGGACGTGGTGGTCAGCCCTTTGCAGCACACCGTGGAGATCGCGGACGGCGGGCCCACGCTCACGATGGCGCCGGCCGTCACCCGTCTGGAGTTGGCGGCCTCTGGTCCACAGGGCGTGCAAGGCATCCCCGGCCCGGTGGGTCCGCCAGGCGGAACGGCCATCGGCGGCCTGCCCGTGGTGGTCAGCAACCCCCAACCGGGCGATGTGCTGCAGCTGAGCGAGAGCAGCACCTGGACCAACAGCGCCCAACAAACCATCACCGATGGTGGCAATTTTTAAAAGGAGAGCGAAATGGCCAACACCCTTCGCATCAAACGTCGCGCCTCAGGGGGCGCTGCGGGCGCGCCCGCGAGCCTGGCCAACGCCGAGTTGGCCTACAACGAGCAGGACAACACGCTCTACTACGGCTTCGGCACGGGTGGGGCAGGGGGCAGCGCCACCAGCGTGATCCCGATTGGGGGCCCAGGCGCCTTTGTCGGGGTGGCACGCAGCCTGTCCACCGTAGCCAATTCGGGCCTGGCCGGAGGGGGCGACCTGTCGGCCAACCGCGCGCTCAGTGTGGACCTGAGCAACCTGGCCACGGCCACCGTGGCGGCGAGCACCGATTACGTGGCGCTGCACGACGGCGCCAGCACCAAGCGCATCACGAAGGCCAATTTCCTGAGCGGCCTGGGGGTGGGGACGGTCACTTCGGTCGCGTTGTCCCTGCCCAGCCTGTTCACGGTGTCGGGTTCCCCCATAACCTCCAGCGGCACCTTGAGCGTCGCCCTGGCGAGTCAGAGCGCCAACACCGTGTTCGCTGCGCCCAACGGCAGTGCGGGGACGCCCACCTTTCGCTCGCTGGTGGCCGGCGACATCCCCACGCTCACGGCCGCCAAGCTCAGTGACTTTGACACCCAGGTGCGCACCTCGCGCCTGGACCAGATGGCGGCGCCCACCGCGGCGGTTTCGTTCAACAGCCAAAAGCTCACCAACCTGGCCACGCCGACGGCCGACAGCGACGCGGCCACCAAGGCCTATGTGGATGCTGCGCGCTCGGGCCTGGATGTGAAGCAGTCGGTTCGACTGGCCAGCGCCGCCAACGTGAGTGCGACCTATGCCGCCACCGGCGGCGCCAGCGCGCGTGGCCAATTGACGGCCACTCCCAACGTCCTGGACGGCGTGAACCTGGCCGCCGGGGACCGCCTGCTGCTCAAGGACCAGAGCAATGCCGCGCAAAACGGTGTCTGGAGCGTGAGCACCGTGGGCACGGGCAGCAACGGGGTCTGGGACCGGGCCACTGACTTTGATGCCGATGCACTGGTCACGTCGGGCGCCTTCATGTTCGTGGAGGAGGGCGCGAGCAACGCCGATTCGGGTTGGGTGCTCACCACCAACAACCCCATCGTGATCGGTGGCGCCAGTGGCACAACGCTGGCCTTTGCACAGTTCTCCGGAGCGGGGCAGATCACGGCGGGCGCCGGTCTCACCAAGACCGGCAACACGCTGGACGTGGTGGGCACGGCCAACCGCATCACGGTCAACGCCGACAGCCTGGACATCGCCAGCACCTATGCCGGACAAACCTCCATCACCACGCTGGGCACGGTGGGCACCGGCACCTGGCAGGCCAGCGTGATCTCGCCATCCTATGGGGGCTCCGGCGTCAACAACGGCAGTTTCACCACCACGCTGGGGGGCAACGTGAACCTGGCCGGCGCTCTGACCACCTCCGGGGCATTCGGCATCACGCTGGTGAGCACCGCCACGACGAACCTCACCTTGCCGACGTCGGGTACCTTGCTCTCCGACGCTTCCACCATCGACGGTGGCACCTTTTGAGACGCTGACGCATGAGCAACACCCTCTTGCCCAAGCGCTCCGCGGTTGCTTCCAAGGTGCCGACCACATCGCAACTCGTGGCCAACGAGATCGCCGTCAACACGGCCGACCGCAAGATCTATGTGCACAACGGCACGGCGGTTGTGCAGATCGGGGCAGGTCAACTGGCGGGCTTGGCCGATGTCTCGTTGTCTTCGCCGCAGTTGGGGCAAACGCTCAGCTGGAACGGCAACGCCTGGGTCAATGCCAGTGCAGGGAGCGGGGGCGGGCCGAGCACTGCGCTGGTCCTGGCTATCACCAATGCCAGCGGTGGCGTCCTCACCAAAGGCACGCCCGTTTACCAATCCGGGGTGGTTGCGCCGTACACCTACCTGGTGGGGGCCGCGGATGCCAACGACCTCACGCGCATGCCCGTGCTGGGCGTCCTTGCTGCGGACGTGGCCGCCGATGCCAGCGGCACAGTGGTCGTCCAAGGGGAGGTGCAGGGCCTGGACACCAGCGCCTGGTCGTTGCGCGACCGCCTCTGGGTCAGCCCCACCGGGGCGCTGGTCAACAGCATCCCCACCGATTCTTTTGCCGCGGTGCAGGTGGTCGCTATCGTCACCCGGGTCCATGCCAGCCAGGGAGCCCTGCTGGTGGTGGCCAGCGGGGAATACGCCAGCTTCCGTTTCATGCCCGCGACGGGTCGCTGGCAGGGCTTCAACGGCAGCTATTGGGTGGACATCTCCACCCCCAGGGTGGGTTCGGTCGCCAGTCCGTCGCCAAGCTTCACACCCACCTCCAACGTGGATGACCAGTTCCACATCACGGCACTGGCCAATTCCCTGGCAGTGCTGGCCGATCCCAACATGCCGCAAAACGGGCAGAGCTACCTGCTGCGCATCAAAGACAACGGGACCTCCCGTGCGCTGAGTTGGGCCAGCAGCGGGGCGGGGTGCTTTCGGGGGGTGGGCGTCAGCCTGCCTTCGGTGACACAGGCCGGAGGCACGCTGTATGTGCGCTGCGTGTTCAACGGTCCCGACAACTGCTGGGATGTCCTCGATGTCGCACAGCAAGGTGCCGCCACGCCGCCTTCCTATGGACATCTGATTGCCACTTCACTGGGATACAACCTGCCATGAGCGCCAATGCCAACCCCATGTTCACCCGCGTTGGCTCTGTCCAGGGCGGTGTCACCCTGACCACCGCCGCAGCCGACTACACCGGCCAGGGCGTCCTCAACTACCTGGTGTTTCAGGCGGATCCCGGCAACGGCAGCTTTTTGCAAAAGCTGCGCTTCAAGGCGCTGGGCACCAACATTGCCAGCGTGGCGCGCATCTACCTCAACCAGGGCACGCTCAATCTGGCCAGCCCCCTGTCTGCAGTCAGCGGCACGCCCACGGGCACCGTTAATGCCGGCTCGGGCAGCCTGGCCGTGGGCAACTACTTTGCCAAGGTGCAGGCGGTGGACCAATGGGGTGGGGGCAGCGCATTGTCCAGTGAAACCACCACGGTTTATGTGACCAGCGCCGGCAGCGCCATCACCTGGGACTGGAACGCCGTGGTCGGTGCGGTGAAGTACCGGATCTTCGTGGGGCCAGTCACGGGTGGCCAGGTGCTGGTGTTTGAGAGCGCCAGCAACAGCTACCAGATGACCAGCGTTCTGATTTCCGCCACCAGTGCCACACCGGTACAAGGCAACCCGGCCGACTACCTCACACAGAACATGTTCTTTGGAGAAGCGAACCTGCCTGCAACCACCGTCAGTGCCAGCACCTCCACGCCCGAGGTGGAGTACCCCATGAACCTAGCCCTGCCACCGGGCTACCACGTGGTGGTGGGGCTGGGCACCACGGTGGCCGCGGGCTGGGTCGTCACGGCTGTGGGAGGGCATTACTGATGGGCTACGACTTTTTTCATCTGCCCCCATCACAGAAGTCCGATGTCCAGGTGTTCTCGCCCACCGCGTATGCCACCAACGTGCAGTGGCAAACCTGGGAAAAGCCACGCGGCGTCTCCTTCGTCCACATCGTGGCGGTCTCGGGAGGCTGTGGTGGAGGAGCCGGAGCCGTGGGCGCAGTCAGCACCGCGGCGGGCGGCGGAGGCGGGGCCTCAGGCCAGTCCGTCGTGATGTGGGTGCCGGCGTGGATGTTGCCGGATCGCCTGTACATCTCGGTCGGTCACGGGGGCGCCGGTGGGGTGGCCGGCGCTGGCGGACTGGGTGGGTACACCTACATCGCCGTGCACCCGGACAGCAGCGTGGTCCAGCATCTCCTGGTGATGTGTGGTGTGGGCACAGGCGGAGGAGCTGGCAGTGGCGCCACCGCCGGCACAGCGGGGGCGGTGGCCAGCAGCATTGCCGTGGGCAGTGCCTTGTTGTCCGGCTTGGGCGCGCCTGCGCTGGCCAGCACCAACCTCTCGCCAGCCGGCCAGCCGGGTGTAGCTGGGGGAGCCTCCGGTGCGGGCAGTGCCCTGACGCTGCCGACCACCGGTATCTTTTTGACCGGCGGCACCGGTGGCGGCGGCTTGGGCAACAACGCCTCCACCGGGAACGCTGGCGGAGCCTTCAACACTGTCGGCAGTGGCGCCGTCTACCCGGTCCACAGTGGCGGCCTGGCCGGCGGTACGACCACGGCCAATGGGGGTCATGGCTCCAACGGCATCAAAGTCCCAGGCCTGTTTTATTTCTATGGCGGCACCGGCGGGGCCTCAGGGGGTGGACAAGGTGGCTCAGGCGGAAACGGAGGGGCGGGGGCCACCGGGTGCGGCGGTGGTGGTGGCGGAGGCACGTTCACCGGGGGCACCCAGTCCAGGGGTGGCCGCGGCGGCGATGGCATCGTGATTCTCACGGCCTTCTGAACTCGCATCTTGCTAGCCCAAAGTGTGCTCGCCAACAGCGAGCATTAAAAAATCTCCTTACAGACTCTCAAGACTGCTATCATCCGCCCATCTAAACAGCTATCAAAAAGATAGCGTAAAGGATCAGACCGATGAAACACTTCTACGCCGAAATTTGCAAAGTCGATGATGAAAAGCGCATGGTCTATGGCTACGCCAGTACCGAAGCGCTGGATGTGCAGGGCGAGATTGTGACCAAGCAGGCGATGGCCGCGGCCCTGGAAGACTACATGCGCTTTGCCAACATCCGCGAGATGCATCAGCCCAGCGCGGTCGGCGTGGCCAAGTCGGTGGAGATGGACGACAAGGGCACCTTCATCAGCGCCCACGTGGTCGATGACAGTGCCTGGAGCAAGGTCAAGGCAGGGGTCTACAAGGGTTTCTCCATCGGTGGCAAAGCCATCGAGAAGGTGGACAACGTCATCAATGCCCTGCGCCTGACCGAGATCAGCTTGGTGGACCGCCCGGCCAACCCGGAAGCCCTGATCACGTTGTGGAAGGCCGATGCGCCCACGACCAGTGACGAGGAAACGGCCGTCACGGAGTTGGCTCAACTGCTCGATCAGGGCGCCATCACGCCCCAACGCCTGGTGGCACTGGCCAAAGCCGATGTGGCGCCAGTCGCGACGACCAACGGCCAGGAGGCTGAGGACGCCAACGAACCGCAAGAGGCGCTGGAGAAGGCTGCAGGCGAGGAGATCTGGGACGCCGGCCAGGCTCTGCAAGCTCTGGGCAGCATCCAGTATGTGCTGCAAAAGGAGCGCGAGGAGTTGACCGAAGGCGAGGAGGGCAGTGAGGCGGCCAAGCAGGTCAATGCATTGCAGGCGGCCGTCAATGCACTCAAGGAATTCATCGCCAGCGAGATCCAGGAGGACAACGCCGAACGCACGCAGGCATTGGCGCTGTCCGATGCCCCTGGCGCCTTGCGCAAGATCGGCCGCCGGTTTTCCGGGGTGAGCATGCAAAAGATGCAGGCGATGCACGACAGCCTAGTCCAGTTGGGCGTGGAGTGCAGCGCCGCCAAAGCCGAGCAGGGTGGCGAGTTGGCCAAGCTCGCTTCCCAGACCGCGCTGGCGCTGGAGAAGGTGGCGCTGGTCCAGGGCCATGTGCAACGCCTGGCGCAGCAAAACACCCAACTCCAGGGCGAACTCACCCGCATCAAAGCCATGCCTGCACCCGGCAAGGCCCTCTTGAATGCCATGGCCATCAGCAAGAGCCAGGACCTGCAGGACGCAGGCGAGGCTGCAGGGGCTCTGTCGGAGGGGGCTGGTGCTCGCGGAGTACCTCCCGTGCTCGATGCGCACGGCCAGGTCAATGACGCGGCCTCGCTGATCAAGATGCTTCATGCCAAGGGCGGTGTCGCGGCCCGCTGAGGGTGAGCGGATGCCATTTCATCAACCGTTACCAACCTGACCCACTTACTTCTGAGGAGATCCACATGGGTGCCAATCTGACCGCCGAAACCCTGGAGTTGATGAAAGTCGCTCAGTCCAGCCCGGACCCGCTCATCAAGTCCTTTGTCCAACCAGGCACCGCCACCACGGGTGTGCAGGCCTACAACCTGGAGGCGCCTTCCAAGAAGCTCTACCCGGTGGACACCCCGCTGCGCAACTCCATTGCCCGCGTGCCCGGGGGCTATGCGATCCAGGCCAACTGGAAGGCCATCACCAACATCAACGTGCAAAACGTGCGCGCCGGTGTCAGCGAAGGCAACCGCGGTGGCGTGATCAACCACGCGCTGACCGAGAACTTCGCCGCCTTCCGTGGCTTCGGTCTGGAAAACAGCGTGAACTTCGAGGCGAACTACGCCTCCAAAAACTTCGAGGACGTGAAAGCGCTGGCGGTGGAACAATCCCTGGCCGCACTGATGGTCCAGGAAGAGCGCCTGATCCTGGGCGGCAACACCAGTGTGGCGATGGGCCAGACGGCCACGCCTGCGGCCACGGGCCTGACCACCGGTGGCACCATCGCCGGCGGCACCTACTCGCTGATCGCGGTGGCGCTGGGCCTGCAGGCCTACATCGATGTCGTGGGCGTGAACAACGGCTCCAGTGGCCAGTACTTCTCGGCCGCCACGGCCAGCGTTCCCGGCCAGATCACCCGCACCAACGCGGGCGGCTCCACCGACAGCTTCGGTGGCGGCTCGGCCCAACCCTCTGCCGCTCAGAGCGTGACGGTGGGCGCCACTTCGGCCGGCTCCATCAACGCCAGCGTCACCCCCACCAATGGTGCCGTCGGCTACGCCTGGTACCTGGGCACGGCCGGCGCCGAAAAACTGGTGGCCGTCACCAGCGTCAACAGCGCCACCCTCACGGCGCTGCCCGCCCCGACGGCGCAACTGGCCTCCAGCCTGGGCGCGGCCGACCACTCCACCTCCGCGCTGGACTTCGATGGCCTGCTTTACCAGGCCTTCAAGCCTGGCTCCAACGCCTACATCAACACGCTGCCCACCGGCAACAGCGGCCTGACGGCCGATGGCGCCGGCGGCATCGCCGACTTCGAGCAGGCCTTCGTGAACTTCTACAACAAGTTCCGCCTCTCGCCCACGGTGGTCTACGTCAGCTCGCAGGAACTGGTGAACATCACCAAGAAGATCGTGGCCAACGGCGGCGCGCCCCTGCTGCGCCTGACCACCGGCGCAGAAAACCCCGGCACCATCTCCGCCGGCCTGGTGGTGGGTGAGTACCTGAACAAGGTCACGGGCACCAAGGTGGCGCTGCGCGTGCATCCGAACATGCCCGCCGGCACCATCCTGTTCTACACCGAGAAACTGCCATACCCGCTCTCCAACGTCAGCAACGTCACGCAGATGCTGATGCGCCAGGACTACTACCAACTGGAGTGGCCGCTGGTGTCACGCAAGTACGAGTACGGCGTCTATGCCGACGGGGTGCTGCAGTGCTACGCCCCGTTCTCGCTGGGCGTGATCAACAACATCGCCAACGCTTGACCAAAAAGGCTATCAAATTGATCGCATCCGGGTGAGCGCCCGGGTGCTTTCACATCCCAACCGAATCCATTACCCCCCAATCAGGAGTCCCCATGCCCAAGCTCAAAGCGCCTGCTGGCGCCAGTTGTTTTGCCTTCGAAGGCGAGGAGTACGAGGTCAAGCGTGGCCGCGTGGAGGTGCCGCACAAGGCGGTGGCCAGCGCTTTGCTGCACGGTTTCAGCGAGATCACCGATGACAAGGGCGAGGAAGAGGGGGCCCAGGACAAAGTGCCCGCGGCCTCTGAAGTGGTGCCCGAGACGGTCAAGTTGCCCGTGCTCGATCAGCCGCCCGCCAGCGCGGCACCCACTGGCGCCCAGGGCAAGAAGTGATGGCGATGCAACTGGCCACCGTTGAGCAGATCAAGGGCTACCTGGCCATCGGCAGTGTGGCCGATGACGCCTTGCTCGCCCGCATGCTCGACGCCGCCAGCGGTTTCATCCAGACCTGGATCAACCGCTCGTTGGAGTTGCAAAGCTACAGCGCTTTGCTTGACGGCAACGGCAGCGACACCCTGGTGCTGCGCAATTTCCCCATCGTGTCGGTGACGGAGTTGCGCATCAACGGGGCGGTCTTTGCCGCTGCCGCCAGCGACAGCGCCATTGGCTATTGGCACGACGACAACCGTCTGGTGTTGCGCGGCCTGGTGTTCCCGCGCGGTCGGGGCAATGTGCGCGTGAGCTACCAGGCGGGCTATGAAGCGCCTCCGGCCGATCTCACGCAGGCCTGTATCGAGATGGTCTCGCTGCGTTACCGAGAAAAAGATCGTGTGGGCCTGGTCAGCAAGGGGCTTGCCGGGGAGACCACCGCCTACAGCTTGAAGGACATGCCCGAATCGGTGCGCACCTTGCTGAGCCAATACCGCAGGGTGGTGCCGGCATGATCCGCGCCGAAGTCTCCCGCGGCAAGCGCCTGCCCTTTGCGCTGCGCCAGGCGATCCCTGCGCTCACCAGCGCGCTGGACCGTGAAGTGCTGGCGCTGGGCCTCAAGCTCAGTGCGCGCGTCAAGCAAAAGCTCTCGGGGGAAGTGCTCAAGGTCCAAACGGGCCGCCTGCGCCGTTCCATTCACCTGGAGATGCAGCGCACCAGCCACTCGACCACCGCGGTGGTGGGCACCAACGTCTTTTATGGCCGTCTGCATGAACTCGGCCACAGTGTGCCCGGCCATGTGGTGCAGGTGCAGCAGGCGCGGGCCCTGCACTTTGTGCAAGGCGGTGGCGAAGTCTTTGCCAAGCGGGTCTATGTGCCGGCCTACAACCTGCGCAAGCGCTCCTTCCTGCAGTCTTCGTTGCAGGAGATGACACCCGAAATCCTGCAGCGCTTGTCCACCACGGCCAGCGCCGAAGTCCGTCAGGCCTTCACCAAAGGTGTGGAGTGAACGCCATGGCCACACCTTCCATGAAACGGGAGACCTGCTACCAGGCGCTTTTCAAGCGCTTGCAGCAGATGCCCACGCCGGTGCAGTGCGAGCGCATCTTGCCGCACCACGAGGACGTGCCCGCCAACCTGCAACCGGCGGTGTTCATGACCGTGACCTCGCAGACCGCCGAGCAGGTGACGGGCCTGCCCACCAAGTACCACCTGGATGCCAAGGTCTGGATCTACGCCCATCGCGACACCGCGGGGGTCGTGCCCAGCGTGGCGGTCAACCAGATCCTGGACGAACTCGATGAGGTGCTGCGCCCGCCGGCCGGCCCCGCTTTCAAACAAACCCTCGGCGGTCTGGTGGAGCACTGCTGGATCGAGGGGGAGATTCACACCGATGAAGGTTGGCTGGGGCTGCAGTCCATCGCGGTGGTGCCGCTTCGCATGTTGGTGGTTGCAAATTAAAGGAGAAGACCATGTCGCAATTCGTTTTTGGCTCGGGCATCTTGTGGGGCACGGCGCAGACCGATGCTGCGGGCAGTCCGCTGGCCACCCCCACGCCGATCCAGTTCGGCACCCTGCAGGACGTCTCGCTGGACGTTTCTTTCGAGAACAAGACCCTGCATGGGCAAAATCAGTTCCCCGTGGCGGTGGGCCGCGGCAAGGGCAAGGTCACGGGCAAGGCCAAATTCGCCCAGATCAACGGCACGCTGCTCAACAACCTGTTCTTTGGCCAGACCCTGACCTCGGGGGTGATTGCCGATGTCTATGACACCGCGGGCACCCCCGTGCCGGCCAGCTCCCCCTACACCGTGACGCCTTCGGCCCCCGGCTCGGGCACCTGGTCCGTGGACCTGGGCGTGCGCGACGCCAACGGCCTGCCCATGACGCGGGTGGCCTCGGCCCCCACCTCGGGCCAGTACAGCGTGAGCGCCGGGGTCTACACCTTCGCCGCCGCCGACTCTGGCAAGGTGGTCTTCATCAACTACCAGTACACCGCCACCAGCACCAGCGCGCAAAAGTCCACCGTGCAGAACGTGCTGATGGGCTATGCGCCATCGTTCCGGGTGGACCTGGCCACGCCGTTTCAGGGCAAGAGCGTGATCTGGACGCTGCCCAATGCGATCAGCACCAAGCTGACCTTTGCCACCAAGCTCGACGACTTCGCCATGCCCGAATTCGACTTCGAGGGTTTTGCCGACAGCGCCGGCAACGTGCTGACCTACGCCACCTCCGACAAGTGAGCCCCGAAGGAATCTTCATGAGCAATTTGCCCAAATTCAAAGGGGTGCGCCAGGTCTTTGCCGACGGCACCGAGCTGGTGGTGCCTCCGCTGAACCTGGCCGCCGTGGAGGTGCTGCAAGAGCGCCTGGTCGGTTTCACCGGTGCGCTGGACCCCCAGAGCGTGGGCTTGGTGGTCGATGCCACGCTCATGGCGCTGCACCGCAACTACCCCGAGATCACCCGGGAGCGGGTGGTCAACGATTTGCTGGACCTGGGCAACATGGCCGAGGTGATGGAGGCGGTGATGGATGTCTCCGGCCTCAAGCGCAAGCAGCAGGAAGCCGAACTGGCCGGGACCCCGCTGGGGGAAGCCTCGGCGGGGATGGCGACGCGTTGACCTGGCCGGAGGTGTTCATGCATGTGGCCATCACCATGGGCATGAGCGTCGAGCAGGTCCGTGAGCAATTCGACATTCCCCGCCTGCAGGCCTTCAACCGTTACTGCGAGCAGTTTCCGCCTCTGCACGTGCTCGTGGCGGCCTACTTTGGGTACCCCAAGGCCAAGCCTCAGCGCTCTGACAGTGAAGAGGACATGGCCACGCTGATGGCCCAGTTCGAACAGGTGGCCCGATGAGCGAGGGCAACAACGTCGAAGTCAAGTTCGGTGCCGAAACCTCCGGACTCAAATCCGGCATGGAGGGCGCGGCCGGGACGGTGGAAGGCGCCATCAACCGCATGAACGGCGCCTTTGCCGGTCTGGCCAACGCCCTGCAGGGGCACACCAGCGCGGTCACGGCCGCCAGTCAGGGCATGGCCAGCGGGGTGACCGGGGCCTTTGAACGGGTGGGCGCGGCCATGACGCTGGCCATGGCCCCCCTGGTGGCGCTCACGGCCTTGCTGGCGGGGGGCAAGTTCTTCAGCGAAGCGGTGGACGAGACCAAGAAGTTCACCGGCGAAGCCATCAAGCTCAGCCGCGCCCTGGGCATCACGGTGGACGAGGCGGCGCGGTTGAACATTGCACTGGGCGACATCTACGTCTCCAGCGAGACCTTCATCGGGGCATCAACGATGCTCACGCGCCAGTTGCGCACCAACGAAGATGGCCTGCGCGCGCTGGGGGTGCAGACCCGGGACGCCAACGGCCACCTCTCGCCCATGCAGGAGATCATGACCTCCAGCCTCAAAGTGCTCAGTGAGTTCAAGGAGGGCACCGACCGCAACATCGCCGCTCAGGCCCTGTTTGGCCGCGGCGCGCAGGAGGCCATGCAACTGCTCAAGCTCAACGCCCAGGTGCTGGAGGAGGCGCGACAGAAGCAGGAGGCCCTGGGCCTGACCGTCAGCCAGGAAAACGTGGACGCTTACAAGCGTTACAAGGCCGCGCTCAACGACGCGGGCGATGTGATGCTGGCCATCAAGAAGACCATTGGCGATGCGCTGATTCCCATCCTCACGGAACTGGGCGAGTGGTTCGCCACCACCGGCCCGCAACGGGTGGAGTTCATGCGCACGGCCATGAAGGTGCTTGGCACGGCGCTCAACCTGGCGGTGGCCGGCTTTGAGCAGCTGATGACGGTGTGCCTGGCCACCACCCGCACCCTGTACCTGTCGGGTATGGCGGTCTACGAGTTCTTCAGCAAGCTGGCCGGTGGCGACTTCGCCGGAGCCAAAGCGGCCGCCAGCGCCCGCTTTCAGGAAATCCGGGAGACCTGGAGCAAGGCGGCCGAGGACATGGTGTGGCAGGGCCAGCGCGCCTGGCAACGTATCCAGGATGCCTGGTCGGGCAAGAGTACCCCCGCGCAAAAGCCCGCCAGTGGCCAGCGCAGCATGGGCGAATCCGGTGAGGGCAAGACCCCGCCAAGCCGCATGGGCCAGTGGGAAGTGGACCTGATGGACCGCAAGGTGGCCTACCAGAAGGAAAACGACCTGCGCGAGATGTCCAAGCAGCAGGAGATGGACTACTGGGGCGAGATCCAGACGCGCAGCGATCTGACCAAGGAGGAAATGCTGGCGCTCTCGCGCAAGGAGGCGCAGTCCGAACTGGACATCCTCAAGGAGCAGTACCAGACCCGCATCGCCCGCATGAACGACGAACTGGAGGGCTGGCGCTACAACCAGAAGGAGCGCCTGGCCATCGCCGAACGCATGGCAGCCGAAGTGGCACGGCACTACGACGCCGACAGCCGCCAGGCCATCGAGGCCCAGAAGAAGGTCGTGATGGCTCGCCGGGCCCTGGCCGATCAGGAAAAAGCCATCGCCGATGAGCAACGTGCCATGCAGGTGAACTTGCAACTGGCCGAGGTGGGTGCGCGCGAGCGCGATGCCCAGTTGCAGGTCTCGCTGGGCCTGATGACCAACGCCGAGTTGCTGGCCCAGCAAGCGCAGTTCGAGCAAGAGCGCAACGCCATCAAGTACCAAGCCCTGATGGAGCGCAAGGCGACGCTCTTGGCCATGGGCGACGACATGGACCCCGTGGCCTACCAGAAGCTCCTGTCGGAGATCCAGGCGCTGGAGTTGGCGCACCAGCAGGAGATGCAGGCCATCCGCGCGCGCAGCGCCCAGGAGAACGCCAAGTACACCCGGTCCTTCAAGGACGGCATGGAGTCGGGCATGACCGGCGTGCTGCAGAACTTCATGAAGGGCACCATGACCATCACGGGGCTGATGCGCGGCATGGCCACCGCCGTGCTGGACGCCTTCACCAACATGCTGGCCAAGTTCGTGGTCAACCAGATCATGAACAGCGCGCTGGTCAAGTCCATCAAGATTGGCGAGGCGACCACCGTGGTGGGGGCCAATGCAGCCGAAGCGGCCACCGGGGCGGCGGCTTCCGTGGCGCCCACCCCTTTTGTCGGGCCGGCCTTGGCCGCGAGCGCCTATGCCGGCACGCTGGCCATGGCGATGGGGGCCATGAGCCTGTTCAGCGCGCGCGATGGCTTTGATGTGCCCTCTGGCGTGAACCCCCTGACCCAGTTGCATGAGCGCGAGATGGTGCTGCCCGCGGCGCAGGCGGACGCCGTACGCGGCCTGGCCAGCGGAGAGGGTGGGGGCAGCGCAGGTGTCAAGGACGTGCACTTTCATGTACAGGCGCTGGACGGCGACAGCGTGCGGCGCTTTTTCAACCAGCACAAGGTCTCGCTGATGGAGTCCATCCGCGCGGCCAGCCGCAACGGCACACAGCTGAGCAACAGCATGAAATTCGGGAGATGAACCATGGCCTTGATCCTGTGCGAGGGCTTTGATCACTACACCGGCACCAGCGACATGTCGACGGCGGGCTGGAGCTTGCTCGATGTGAGTTGTTTCACAGATACCGAAGGCTCCCTGCCGATGTTCATTCAGGGCCGCTTCAATGGAACTGCGTTGGTCCTGGGCCAGTACAACAGCCTCAACACCCTGAGTCTGGGCACGAACCTCTCCGAAGTTTTTGTCGGGATGGCCCTCAAGATTTACTCCATCAACAGCACCCTTTACACCCGCCAGATCTCCCTGCGCAACGGCAGCAACATCATCGCCCGGGTGGTCTTTGATCCAGCTTCACTGGCCATCACGCTGCAGCTCTACAACGCTGCGACCAGCAGTTACACCACCGTGGCCGCCAGCGTACCCAGCGCCTTCACCCTCAACACCTGGATGTACTTTGAAATCCGCCTGAAGCTGGGCAGCAATGACGGTGCCTTGGTGGCGCGCGTGAACAATGAGGTGGTGGCCAGCGTGTTCAACCTGAGCACCAGCCTGACCGCACAAACCCAAATGAACGTGCTCGTGTTTTCTGGTCTGGCCGCTGCGGTAGATGACCTGTACGTGTGTGATGCCAGCATCGGCCCCGGTGCTTACCCCATGAATACCCTGTTGGGTGAAAAGCGGGTCTTCACCATGTGGCCCAAAGCCGATGTGGTGAGCCAATTCACGTCTTCCGGGGCCTATGCGGTCGATCCCAACCCACAGACCTCCACTTCCTCGTACTACATGACGGCGGTGGCCAACCGTGTCTATCTGGGACGCTGGCAGACGGACAAGTACGTGATGAACAACCGGTATGTTTCGATGGGCAACGGTTTCATCGCTGCCAAGCGCGACTGCACGATCAACTCTTTTGGTGTGATGTGCAACAACAACCTGGCCGACATCAAGTGCCGTCCGGTGATCTATGGCGAGGACCCCAACGTCCCCAATCAGCCCGGGGCCTTGCTGGCCTTGGGCAACGAATACGGGGCCTTCACAGCGGGGCTGATCACACTGACGTTCCCCGCTGGTGTCACCTTGCAAAAGGGCAAGAAGTACTTCATCGGCTTCATTGCCAACACCAGCTTTGACATCCGTTACGACACTTTGGCCATCTCGGGCGGGGTGCCAGCCTGGTGCTACAGCGCCAGTACGTATCCAAGTGTGCCGGCCACATTTCCGTACACCGGTGCCACCAGCCTCAGTTCGGTGTCTTACTTCGTGCTCTACAACCTGACCTTCACGCCGACCCCCAACCACGGGGCGGTGCAGGAGACCTCGGGCGATGGGGCCACGACTTACAACATGGCCGGCGGGGTGGGGCTCAAGGATCTGTTCACGACGGACGGCAACCTGGCCACCGACTCTTCCGTCTACGCGGTGCAGGTCACGGGCATGTACGCCAAGGACGATGCCAACCCCCGCACGGTGGCCAACCTGATCAAGTCCGGCAACACCGAAGCGGTGGGGACGACCTACAACCTGGGAGCGACTTTCACCTACAAGTCGACCGTCTGGGCGGTCAACCCCGACACCGGCAGTCCGTGGACCGTGGCGGAGGCCAATGCGGCGCAAATTGGCTACAAGACCATGAGCTGAGGCCCGCATGTACTCACAGGTCAACCTGCAAGCCCTGCTGGGCGGTGGCGGCCATGCCTGCGCATCGCGCATGAGCGCAGCTCTGCTGGTGGAGTCAGGCGGCATCCGCACCAGCCAGACCTGCCTGAGCGTGCTGTATGAGCCGGCTGTGCCCGGCGCACACCAAAGCGCGCAGGTGATCAGCGAGGCGCTGATGGCGCGCCCTGCCAGCACCGCAGCCCGACAACTGGCCTCGACTTGGCTAGTGGAGAGGCCTGCCGCGGTGCTCGCTCGCCAAGTGGTACTGCAGGTGATGTACGGCTTGGACGAACCTTCCCCCTTGACCCAGGAGTTGCAACCCGTGAGCGATCACCTCTTGCCGACGCTGCCCGGCCTGGCCTGGCACGTCAAAAAACGACCCAAATTCAACACCGCCATCGCCAGCCACGTCTCCGGACGCGAGGTGCGCGTCTCCAACTACGCCTACCCGATCTGGGAGTGGGAGATGAAGTACGAGTTCCTGCGCGCCGATGCCCACACCGAGTTGCAGCAACTCATGGGCTTCTTTCTGGCGCGCGCGGGGAGCTTTGACACCTTCCTGTACCGCGACCCCAGTGAAGAAAACCTCATGCAGGACCATCTGCTGGCGGTGGGGGACGGGGCCACCACCAAATTCACCCTGACCAAAACCTATGGCGGCTTCACCGAACCCTGTGGGTATGTGGACAGCAATTCGCTGGCCATCCGGTTTCAGGCGCCAGGCGCCACGCTGGCCCAGCCCCAGACCACGGGCTGGACGTTCGTGAGCCCCAACCAGATCGTCTTTGCGACGCCGCCTGCGGTGGGCACCCGCGTCTGGATCGACTTCACCTGGTACTACCGGGTGCGTTTTGCCGAGGACAGCCAGGACTACGACAACTTCATGTTCGATCTGTGGCAGTTGCAGAAACTCTCCATCCAGTCCGTCAAGCCATGAAAACTGCCAGTCCCGCCCTGCAGGAGTTGCTGCAAAGCAAACGCCAGTTCATATGCGCAGACCTGTTCACGATCACGCAACTGAGCACCAATGTGCTTCATCTGACCACGGCCGACCGGGTGGTGACCTCGCAGGGCATCACCTACAACCCCTACGGCGTCCAGATCTCCGGCCTGCGCTACCGCATCACGGCGGGCATGGACGCGGACGAGCAGACGGTGGTGATTGCCGCGCAGCGAACCCATCTGCTCGATGGCCTGCCGTTCCTGGACGCGGTGCGCAGCGGATCGCTCGATGGGGCCAAGATCCGGCGCGCGCGGGCCTACATGGAAGTCTGGGGCGAGGTAGTGGGGGAGGTGACGCTGTTCACGGGCTACGTCTCCTCCATCCGCGCGATCACCCGGCTGCAGGCCGAGATCTCGGTCAAATCCAACATGGCGCTGCTGGACCTGCAGATGCCCCGTCGCCAGTGGCAAAGCGCCTGTGTGCACACCCTCTATGACACCAACTGTGGCCTGACCAAGTCCAGCTTCACCCACGACGGGGTGGTGGACGCCGCATCCACGCCCTCCTTGGTCTATTGGGCCAGTGCCACTTCCGGCAACTACTGGCAGGGCACGATCCTCTTCACGAGCGGAGCCAATGCGGGCCAGCGCCGCACCATCAAGAACAGCACCGGCCTGAGCTTTGTGCTGTCCTACCCGCTGCCGCATGCGCCGCAGATCGGGGACACCTTTGCCGCCAGTTGGGGTTGCGACAAGACCCTGCATACCTGCCAGAACCGCTTTGGCAACACCAGTCGCAACACGTCCATGCCATTCATCCCGTCCAGCGAATTGGGGTTGTAAATGACCGAGCAAGACTTCAGAGACGCAATCGTGCGAGAAGCCAGAAGCTGGCTGCGCACGCCGTACCACCACCACGGCGATGTCAAAGGGGTAGGTGTGGACTGCGCCATGATCCTGGTGCGGGTGTATGCCGTTGTGGGGGTCACCGACGCCCGTCTGGATCCACGTCCCTATCCGCAGGACTGGCACTTGCATCGGGACAGCGAGCGGTACCTGGAGACGGTGATGCCCTATGTGCGCGAGATTTCGAAGGAAGAGGTCCTTCCCGGCGATCTGGTGCTCACCAAATTCGGGCGCACCTACAGCCATTCGGCCATAGTGATCGATTACCCGCGGGTGATCCACGCCTACGCGGTGGACAAGGTGGTGACCTACGCCGATCTGCACAAGGATCCGTTTGTCCATCGTGAGAAGAAGTACTTCACGGCCTGGCAGGGGGGTGTTGCATGAGCGGCTTGCTCTTTGGCGGGGGATCGCAGCCCCCTGAGCCCACACGGTACGGCACGCTGCAGATCCAGTCGGCCACCCAGGGGTTGCCAATCCCCATCATTTATGGACGTGTGAAGACCGCGGCCAACCTGCTCTGGTACGACAACTTCAAGGCCATTCGCCATGAAAGCACGGTGGGCGGCAAGGGCGGTGGCTCGGTCACTTCCGTGAGTTACACCTACACCACTGGCATCATTTTTGGTCTGGGCGAGGGGGTGCTGGGCCTTGGCCAAAAGGTCTGGAAGAACCAGGGCATCACCAGTTACGCCGATCTGGGCCTGTTGCTGTACGAGGGCGATACCGGTCAGGCCCCTTGGGGCTTCACCGCCACCGAGTACCCCGAGGCAGCGCTCTCCTACAGCCAGATCGCCTACCTGTGCCACAGCGCCTTTGACCTGGGCACTTCCAACTACACCCCGCAGTTGTGGTTCGAGGTGCTCGGGCACCTGGGAGGCACGGCCGCGGTCGGGCCAGACGATGCGGGCCCGGCGCAGGTGATCTGGGACTTTTGCACCAACACCCAGTACGGGGCGAACTTCCCGATGCTGGACCACGACTCCCTGTTCGTGCTGCCCAACTGCTACGCCAACTACTGCGGCGCCAACGGCATCGGGTTTTCCGACACGCTGGCGCGGGCGAGGGCGGCGCGCGAGTGGATCGCCGACTGGCTGGAGGTGACCAACACCGCCGCGGTGTGGTCTGGCGATGTCCTCAAGTTCGTTCCCTTCGGCGATCAGCTGCTGGTGCAAAACGGGGTGACCTACACCCCGCAAAACACCATCCGTTACCACCTTACCGACGAAGACTTCCTGACTGGGGGCAGTGCCGAGCCCGTCGAGATCAGCCGCCGCGATCCCTACGACTGCTACAACCACATCCGGCTGCAGGTGGTGGACAAGGACAACAACTTCAACGCCGCGGTGGTGGAGTCCAAGGACCAGGCCAGCATCGAGGACCTGGGGCTGCGTTCGGCCGATTTGCGCACCGCCCCCTTCATCTCCAACCCCAGCGCGGGCATGCGCTGTGTGGAATTGATGAAAAACCGCCTGCACTACGTGCGCAACACCTTCCAGTTCAGCCTGTCCTGGGAGTACGTGCTGCTCGAACCGATGGACATCGTCTCCCTCACGCAGGCGGACCTGGGGCTGCTGCAGTACCCGGTGCGCATCATGGAGATCGTGGAAAACGACGATGGCACGCTGCAGGTCACGGCCGAGGAGTTCATGGAGGGCGCCCAGTGGGCGCCCGAGTACCCCACCCAGACCAACCAGGGCTACACCGGCAACAGCTTCGTTGCGCCGGGCATGTCCGATGTGCCCCTGATCTTCGAGCCCAACGCCACCTTGCTCAACGGGGCCGCACCCCAGGTCTGGTTTTTCTCCAATGGCAATGCCAGCACCTGGGGCGGGGCCAGGGTCTGGATTTCGCTTGACGGCAACAGCTACCAGACGATGGGGCGCATCCCGCTGGGCTGTGTCTATGGCGCCACCGCCAGTGCTCTGCCGGCCTACAGCGGCACCAACCCGGACAACGTGAACACGTTGCGCGTCAACCTGCATGAGGGTGCGCAGTTGATCTCGGTCTCGGCCATCGACGCCCAGGCTGGACGCTCGCTGTGCTACGTCGGTGGCGAGTACCTGAGTTACACCACCGCCACGCTGGTGGCCGCTGGGGTGTATGACCTCACGGGGCTGTACCGCGGCCAGTTCGGCAGCACCACCAGTGCCCACGTCCAAGGGGCCAGCTTTGCGCTGCTCAACAACGTTTGCCTCAAGTACACCCTGCCCAGCAGTGCCTACATCGGCCAGCAGTTCTTCATCAAGCTCACCAGTTTCAACATCTACGGCCAGTCCGAGCAGACGCTCGATCAGGTGTCTGCCAGCACCTACGTGCTCACCGGCCTGGGCTCACAGCAAAGCACCTACCTGTCGTACTTCATCGGGGGCAAACCGGCAGCCGGGGCCAAGGTGGTCAGCGCCGTGATCAACGCGCGCTGCCAGGCGTTGGCGAACTTTGCGGGCAGCAAGGTTCTGGTGGGCACCCTGCCAACGGCCGCTTCCACCACTTGGACCTTGGCCAAAAACGGCACGTCCATCGGTCAGTTGGTGATACAGAGCAACGGCAGCACCAGTTTCAGCACCACCGCCACCACCTTCGAGGTGGGTGATGTCTTCTCCGTGACCGCAGCCATTCCCCAGGATTCCACGCTGTCGGATATCACCCTGAATTTGCTGGTCACCCAGTTTTGACTTGATAGGCTAGCAAAATGATAGCTAAAATCGATCCATCCCTAGGAGGCGTGCCATGAATCCAGAAGAGTTCCGAGCGTTCCAGGCTTTGGTCAATGAGCGCTTTGCCAAGGGCATCGAGCGCATGGATGCCATCGAGCAGATGATCCTGGAGAACCAGAAGGCGAGCCTGGCCACGGCCACGGTGATTGCCGAAAACATGGCCATCACTCGGGAAATGAAGGACGCTTTTGATCTGGCCAAGACGGGGCTTCGCGTCATTGGCGTGCTGGGTACGGTGGCCAAGTGGGTGGCCACCATTGCCGGGGCCCTGGCCGCGATCTGGGCGGCCATCTACGGCGCAGGTCACGGGGGCAAGCCGCTATGAACCTGATCCGGCAAATGGTCACGGGCAAGGACAACTGCACGCATGACCTGGCGCGCTGGTCCTGGCTGATCACCACGCTGGCCACCATCGTGGGGGCGGCCTGGAACGCGGTGCAGACGGGAGTGGTGGATCTGATGCAGTTCGCCCAGGCCATAGGCATCCTGTGCTCCACGCACGGCGCGGCCTTGCTCATGAAAAAGGACACCGAACCGGTGCAGTCCCCGTGAAATCGGTCAACGACAAACTCAGCGTGGACCTGCAGGGCATCGACCTGGTGCGCCTGTCCGAGGGCTTGCGTCTGAAGGCCTACCCCGACCCGGGCAGCCATGGCGCGCCATGGACCATTGGCTACGGCCACACCGGGCCCGAAGTGAATGAGGGCCTGGAGATCGGGCGGCGCCAGGCCGAGGAGTGGTTGATGGAAGACATTGCCAGCGCTTCGCGCGCCGTCAAGCGTTTGGTCACCGTCCCCCTGACCCAGGGCCAGTTCAATGCCCTGGTAGATTTCACCTTCAACCTGGGCCCCTTGAACCTGGCGCGATCCACATTGCTGCAGCGCCTGAACCTGGGCGACTACCAAGGCGCCAATGCCGAGTTCAAGCGCTGGGTCTACAGCGCCGGACGCGTGATGGATGGCCTCGTGGTTCGCCGCCGGCGAGAAGCGGACCTCTTCGATGATTGATTGGTTCTGGACCGGTAACTGGCTGCGCCATGTGGGCTTGCCATTGGCGGCCGCCTTGCTGGGGATCTGGCTGGGGTACCGCTACAACGTGCACCAGCAAAACATTGGCGCCGAGCGCGAGCGCGCACTGTGCCAGCAGCGGGCCCACCAACAAGCCCAGGCGTTGCACACGCGAGAGATGAACTGGATGACGGAGTTAAGCCATGCGCAATCCCAAGCCCAACAAAGCCGTGCGCTGGCGCAAAGCGCTCAACGCTCTGCCGATGCTGCTGGCCGGTTGTTCAGCGCCACCCTTGGCACCCAGCGCGAGCGCGCCCTTGCAGATGCCCCCGGCGCCTGCTCTCAGTACGCCAGCACCATCTCAGCCGTACTCGACGAGTGCCAGGCAGCTTATCGAGAAGTGGCAGGCCAGGCTGATGGACACGCTGCCGATGCGCTGATGCTGCAGCAGGCCTGGCCGAAATAG